AAAAATATTATATAGAACTATTGACATAGGGTACACCATATGTTAATATATACTTGTAAGGAGGTGATACCCATGTCGAAGAAAAAAGAAAAGTCCGATAATGCAAAGACCTGGCTAATCGGAGCATTAACGGACTTGATAATCGGAATAATACTTCTGATTATCGACAAGCTTCTAAGTTAACTTAGAATATTAAGGGATGGGGCGCAAGCCCTAATCCCATTGATAATATATCACAATATAAACAAGATAGAAAGGGGTAAGCATGTTATTTAAGTTAGGAATATTTTTTATAGCAATAGGTATTGCAAAGTTAGTCGTATATGTATGTAAAAAAGAGAGGAAAGATGAATGCCAGTAGGAAAACCAAACAGTCAGACAGTTGCATCTAAGAAGTACCAGGACAAGGCAGGATATATGTCTAAGTCATATAAGCTTAAGAAAGATGTTGTGCAGGAATTCGCAGATAAGTGTGAGGATGATGGTAAAAGTCAGGCATCAGTCATAACCGAGCTTATGAGATTGTACATTTCTGGAAAGATTGTGTTATAGTGAATATGCAGTATCGGCTTCTAAAATATAATGTTTGGAGGTCATAGTAACAGATGGGTAGAAGAATTAAGTATTTTGCAGGGCAGCATGAAACACAACCTATAAAGGATCCTAAAGAGATAGATGCGTTATATAACTATTTTATGCAAAGGCAGAATAATGCAAAGTCGGATGTTAAGAGATACCAGGCAGACAGAGATTATATGTTGTTTCACATCGGACTTAATACAGCTTTCCGAGCTGAAGATTTACTGCAGCTCAGGGTGGCTGATGTTGTTAAAGGATATATACAGATTAAAGAAAACAAGACTGGTAAGATGCAGAATTACCGTATGAATAAGCAGCTGCACCAGGATATACTTGATTATATAAGCAAGTATAATCTAAGTCTGTATGATTATCTGTTTCGAGGACAGATGAAGTATTTTAATGACAGGTCATATATATATCCTATCAACAGGCAGCGTGGATATCGTATAATTCATAATGCTGGAGAAGCTATTGGTATTCCTTATACATTCGGATTGCACAGTTTGCGTAAGACTTATGGATATCAATATATTAAGAATGGCGGCAACGTATTAACACTTATGAAGATGTATAATCATGATTCGCCGGATGTAACTCTTAGGTATGTGCAATGGGGACGTGAGGATGCAGAGCACGATAGAAAGGAAATGTATATAGGACCAGGAAAGCATAAGAAGATATCATAATTGTGTGATATATAGAAAAATGCGAATTATAAATGACAAGCTGCTCTTGTATAATAAAAAGAGTAGCTTGTCGCTTATACATAATCTTTATCTTTAGTCGTGCTTTATGAAAATATCATAAAGACAATTAGATACTACATTAAGTATCAAATTAAATACAATTTCAAATATTAGATTATTCATAATATAAAATCTCCTTTCTGATTAAGATATAACAGACAAAAAAATTTTTTTTTAAAACTAACAGCAAGCAGCCTTTTTAGAGCTGCTTTTTTTTATGTACAGATGATAATACTTATCCACAAAAAACAGAGTTATTAACGAGTTATCAACTTACGGTATACTTTTTGTAATTATGATGAAAGTGAAATATAATTAGAGCATAGAAGAAACAAGGGTTTGAGAAGATTTCTAAAAGCTTATAAAAATTATACACTTTTAGGGATTATGTATACTTTATTAAAGGGTGATAGGATGGGGTATGAAGACAAAAAAAGATATCTGGATATGTACAGGCATTATGTATCAAGGATGAATAATTATCAGACTGAGATTGATTTTATTAATTCGTTATATGGATTATCGTCACCAGAAATATCTGATATGCCAAAGGCACATAACCAGAGCGACTTATCAGACAGGGTTATTAAGATTGATAAGGAAACAAAGAAATTTATAAACAAGTTAAGAAAAGAGGAAGAGATAGCAGCTACAAAGGCAAGAGAGGTTCTTACTGTTATTAATACAGTTCAGGATGAAACAGATAGGAGAATATTAATAGCTAGACATATACAGCTTATGAATATGAAGGACATTATGAAAGCAGAAGGCTATTCACGCAGCGGACTTATAAAACGCTATAAAAGGGCTGTTAATTCAGTACAGTTATAAAAATATTAAAAAAAATAAAAGAGTGTACACCAGTACACATTAATATGTGTTATTTTTATATAGTCGATACTGCATCGAATCCTATCTTTTATGCATTGAGCGCTAGAAATAGCGCTCTTTCTTTAAGATAAAAGCAGTAAGACCTATGACATATACGTGAGGCATAGAGAGAGCAATATGATACAGGATGATATTGATTATGTAAAAGAGTGCATAAAGAATAATGAAGTGCATCGCTTTTACATATGGAGCAAATGGTTAAGAGTCCGGAAAGAAATACTTAAGCGTGATCACAATGAATGTGTTGACTGTAGAGCTGCTGGAAGATATACCAAAGCAACAACAGTACATCATATTAACTATGTAAAGCATCATCCTGAGTTGGCTCTTGAAGCTATGTATATAGATGATAAAGGCTGCGAACAACGTAACCTTATAAGTTTGTGTCACGAATGTCACGAAAAAAGGCATGGATATAGACAAAAGAATTATCGGGCACCATTGACAGAAGAGCGGTGGGATTAGAATACCCCCGGGTAAAAAAATGCAAAAATTTTTGGCTCTGACAAATACCGGTGCAAAACTCGACAATCCAGATTTGCCTTGCGCATTATGTAAAAAGTGATTTTATAGTTTTTCAGGGTATGCGTAACATATTTATAATATATATGCATACAGACACAAAATCGCTGTTTCAATTTTAACTTTCAACAATTCAGACAGGAGGTATGTATGGCAACGATATCACAACGTATCAGGTGTTCATTAATTGAGCAGCTAAATCGTAAAAATGCAAAAGAATATCACTTTGAAAAGCTTGTTGATGATTATTGTGAACTGTATGATATCAAAGCTAAACTTATCAAAGAGGTTAAAGAAACGGGTGTAACAATAACAGAACTTAATGTTAAAGGTTATGAAGTCCACAAAGCTAATCCTGCAATCTCTGAAATATCTAAAATCAGTGGAGCTATGCTTAAGATACTTTCGCAGTTAAATATATCTGCAGAAGACAATATATCCGAGGGTGAGGATAAGAATGATACCGGATTATAGGATACAGAAGTACATTGACCTTGTAAGAGCGGCTCCATACAAGATGTGCGAAGAACAGTATCAGCTGTGTGACCTTATTGAAAAAATATTTGAAACAGAGGAACTTGTTGTTGATTCAGAACAATTAGATAAATATTTAGCCTTCCAGAAATACTTTCCATTCGATTTAATCGACTGGGAAGTATTTTGTTTTGCGCTGCATAATTGTGTATATAAGAAAAATGGACAGCTTCGATTTCCAGTACTGCTTATATATGTGGGGCGTGGTGCCGGAAAGAATGGATATCTAGGTTTTGAAGATTTCTGTCTGTTAACACCTGTGAATGGTATCAAGCACTATAACATTGATATATTTGCTATGTCTGAACAGCAGTCAAAAACCTCATTCAAGGATGTATATAACGTGCTTGAGGAAAATAAAAGCTTTATGAAAAAGTACTTCAAGTGGACGAAGGAAGTAATAACAAATATTAAAACTGGTTCAGAATTTGCCTTTAATACATCTAATCCAAAGACAAAAGATGGTTTTCGACCTGGTAAAGTTGACTTTGATGAATATCACGCTTATGAGAATATGAGGCTGGTTGATGTAGCTGTTACCGGCTTGGGAAAAGTTCCATTTCCAAGAAGAACAATAGTTACCACTGATGGAGATGTAAGAGATGGACCTCTTGATACTATGCTTGATAAGTCGCGCAGGATATTAAGTGGTGAATTGCCTGATAATGGTATGATTCCATTTATATGCCGGATAAAAAACAAGGATGATATTAAAAATCCGGAAAACTGGCCAATGGCTAATCCGTCATATCCATATTTTGCTAATCTTCAAGAAGAGATGAAGCTGGAATATGATGATTATGTTATAGATCCTCTTGGTAATGCATCTTTTGCAACTAAAAGGTGTAACTGCCCTGGCGGAGCTATCAGGGAGGATGTGGTTACTGATTGGAAGAACATAAAGGCGACAAATATTATTATTCCTGAATTCGAGCATGGAACTAATGCCGTGGGTGGACTTGATTATGCCAGCACGGAGGATTTTGTATCTGCGGCAATCCTTGTTATTCAGGATGGAATAGATTATGTGTATCAACATACGTGGATATGTGAAGCAAGTAAAGATTTGCCACGTATCAAGGCACCGCTAAGAGAGTGGGAACGCAGGGGATTATGTGAATTCGTAAAAGGTCCTGAGATTAGTCCGGACTTGCCGGCACAATGGTTTGATTCTATGAATGAACGCTTTAACATTTTAAAGATAGGCATTGATAAGTACAGATATACACTTATGTCTAAGGCACTGGCTGAATACGGTTTCCTGGCTGATAAGGATGGAAAAATAAAGATAGTAAGACCATCTGATGAAATGCAGCTTATACCAACGCTTACAAGTTTGTTCAACAATAACAGGATAGCAGTTGGTGATGATCCTCTGATGAGGTGGTGTATTAACAATTCTAAGAGAGTTACATCATCTGCAGGTAATATGACTTATGGAAAGATTGAACCTAAGTCACGTAAAACGGATGCATTTAAGGCACTAGTGGCAGCAGAGATATGCAGGGATGAGCTTATTGCTATGAATGAGATTAATCAGACAATGTTCAACACTATGAATGTATATACATATTGATTGATATTAACAATGACAATAACGATGGGAGGTGAAGGCATTGGGAATAAGAGCTTTTTTTACAGATCTTTTAACAGGTAAATCCAGGGAAGCTGCTTTCAGGCAGGAGATGGAAGCAGTATATGATTCGTCTGAGTACCAGGCTATATCAGAATGTATATTTGATATGAATATTGGCATTAATATGATTGCAAATGCTATTGCAAAATGTGAATTCCAGACAAGGATCCGTGGCAAGAATGTAAAAAAAGATGAATATTATCTATGGAATTATGCGCCAAACAAGAATGAAAGCTCTACATATTTTATAAAAAAGATGGTGTCGAAGCTCTTAAAGAACAACGAATGTCTTGTATATGAACTTGCAGGGCAGTTGTTTGTTGCTGATGGATATACAATGTCTGATGATGTTGTACGTGAGAAAGTATTTTCTAATGTCAGTACTGGAAGCTTTTCTGTAAATAGGGTGCTTGGAATGTCGGAAGTATTATATTTTAAAAATAATAATGAGAATATGACGGCACTTCTTAATGGCATAATAAACAGCTATGACACTTTAGTCCAGACGGCTTATGAAAAGTTCTACAAATCAGGTGGCGAAAAGGGCATACTGACGATTGATGCACAAAAGATTCTGGGAGATGCCAAGCTGTTAGGAAAAACATATGAAGAGATAATGGATGAGATGATGAATGTCCGCTTCAAGAAGTTCTATAATTCACGTAATGCGGTACTTCCATTGTTTAACGGTTATTCCTATGAATCGAATGGAGCTAAAGAGTCAACTAAAAAATCCACAAGCGAGTTAAAGGATTTCATAGATGTTAATGATGAGATAAAGAAAAAAGCTGCAGGAGCATTAAATATCCCATATGCGCTATACGCTGGTGAGATAGCCGATATAGATGCTCTTATGGATGAATTCATAACTATAACGATAGAGCCGTTGTGCGACATATTACAGACAGAAATTAACCGAAAACGCTCTGGCAAGGAGATACTTAATGGTACTGGTCTTAATATAGATACATCATCTATATCTTATATAGACATATTTAAGAATGCTGAAAAGTCAGACAAGCTTATATCTAGTGGACTTTACAGTATTAATGAGCTTCGCCATAAGCTGAATGAACCAGCAATAGATAGTTCTATCGGCGATACTCATTATATTACTAAAAATTATGACATTATGAAAGAAGGTGATAATGGTGGACAAGAGAAAAATGATGTTTAGACAGGAGAAGAATGATTCAGGGGCTACTAAGATATATATTTATGATAATATAACAGCCCAGGGACCTTTTAACTGGGAAACATGGGAATATGATGAATCAGAAACCTCAGCAAAGCATTTTATAAGCCTGCTTGATTCTATACCAGACGGAAGCGATATAGAGCTTCATATTAATTCATATGGCGGTGAGGTTAAAGAGGGAGTTGCTATATACAATCTTCTTAAGGCTAAACAGGCTAATAAGATATGCCATATTGATTGTTTTGCATATTCTGTTGCTTATGTTATAGCGCTTGGATGTGACAAGATAATAATGCATAGAGGCTCTACGATAATGCTTCATAACATGTGGTGTACTTGTAGTGGTAATGCAACACAGCTTCGCAAGGCGGCAGATGATCTTGATGAGATGATGGCTGCTAATAGACAGATATTCCTTGAAAAGTGTAATCTGAGTGAAGATGAGCTTATAGAAATGCTTGATAAAGAAACTATATTAAGTCCTGATGAGGCACTTAAGTATGGTTTTTGTGATGAAGTAGATTCCCAGCAGCTTGTACCAGCCGAGGAAGGTGCTAGTCAGTTCAAGCAGATGTATGAACAGCTTACATCACAGATGAATTCGCAGAAGTCACTTTCACTTATGGCAGCGGAGTTTATACAGCAGGCGGCAGCAAGCAAAGAAACTATGATGGAAAAGGAAAGGCTTGAGAAAGAAAAGCTGGAAAAAGAGCAGGCTGCTAAAGAAAAACTGGAACATGAAAAGGATGAGAAAGTTTATAAAGCACTAACAGAACAGCTCTGTAGTGCTTTTTTTAGTGCGACAAGTAACGCACTAAGCAATAAATTATCATAATCAGGAGGAAAGATATGTTAAACAAAGATTTATTTCAGGCGGCAAATGCAGAGGCACTTGCCAATTTATCACAGGCACTTAAAAGTGATGATACAGAAGCCGCTACAAAGGCTATGGAAAAGTTTGGTGAGAATATAGCTAATATTATTCACGAAGAGGCAGAACAGCTTCAGGGGAATAACGATGCAGCTATTCTTGCAAGCAGAGGTGTAAGACAGCTTACAGGAGAGGAAAGAACATTCTATACAGAATTAGGCGAGGCTATGCGCGCTGGAAACCCTAAGCAGGCACTTGTGAACATTGACAAATCTATCCCACAGACAATTATTGATACAGTGATTGAGAATATGCAGAATGCACACCCACTTCTTAGTGTTGTTAATTTTATTAACTGCCAGGGAGCAATCAAGATGATTGTAAATGCTGATAATATTGACCTTGCAACCTGGGGAGCATTAACAACTAAGATATCTACAGAGCTTGCAGGTAAGATTGATGTTATGGATATGACACTTGCCAAGTTATCAGCTTTCATTCCAGTTTCAAAGGATATGTTAGATCTTGGACCATCCTGGTTAGATAATTATGTAAGAATCATCTTATCAGAAGCATGCGCCGGTGGTCTTGAATTAGGTATTTTAAAGGGTACGGGCAAGAATCAGCCAATAGGTATGTGTAAGAATCTTGATGGTTCTGTAACACAGGGGGAATATGCTGATAAAACAAAAGTGAAACTGTTAAGTTTTGATCCAGTAGAATATTGTGCTATTATAGCAGACCTTGCTAAAAAGCCTAATGAAGCAGGATACAGGGCAGTTCCATCTGTTGCATTCATATGCAATCCGGTTGATTATATAGCGAAGATAGTTCCTTGTACAACAGTCAGGGATTCTGCTGGAAACTATAAGAATAATATATTCCCTTATCCAACAACTCCTATACAGTCTATTGCACTTGATGAGGGTGAGGCTATTATTGGTCTTCCAGAAAAGTATTTTATGGGTATAGGTGCTGGTAAGTCAGGAAAGATTGAGTATTCAGATGAATATCAGTTTCTTGATGATAACAGAGTGTATCTTATCAAGATGTATGCTATGGGAAAGCCTAAGGATAATAATGCATTCAAGTATCTTGATATTTCTAAGCTTAAGCCTATTTCCCTTAAGGTTGAGGTTACTAACACAGAGGATAATCCTGTAAACACAAAGGCTAAGGCTTCTGCATAATGAATGAGGTAAATGAAAAGCTTCTGGGAGATATTAAGAATAACATAGACAGGACATGGAATGATGATGCAGCGGATAAGAAATTATCCGGCATCATCTTACGTGGATGTAACAGGATTAATGATATATGTGGCTGCGAGTTCGATTATGAGCAGGAGAATACAGCAAAAGAGTTATTAATCAGTTATGTTATGTATGCTCTTGCAGGAGCATTAGATGACTGGCAGAAGAATTATTCACAGGATATTAACAGGCTGCAGCTTATACAGGAGGTGAAGGCCTATGCTGACAGGGAAGCAGGCGAACAGGGAACTGTTTAACGATGGTGAACTGGATGTGTATTCTACGAATAAAAGAGTTATTGTGCAGCGAAAAGCACACCTTAGATTCGGATTAAGAACAGTTGGCGTTACAAGATTCTATCAGGCCAAGATAGCTAATAGCGGCATAGACAGGCTTATAAGTGTACCGCTTAATCCTTTTATCAACACGAATAACACACTTGTTATTATGAATGATGTGCAATATACAGTAAGCCAGGTTCAGGAGAAGTATGATACAGTTCCTCCGGCTATGTATGTAACGCTTAACAAGGCTATGCCGGAATTTAGCAGAAAGGAAGTAACGGATGAAGGTACTTAAATCTTTTATGTATAAAAATATAGGTGCAACACAAGGAGATGATATAACTATATCTGATGATGAACTTGCAAGTGTACTTATAAGTAAGAAAATTATTGAACCTGATAAGGTGATAAAAAAGAAAATTGTTCAGGTATCTGAACAAAAACAGGAAGGTGATTCTAGTGCCGAAAACGATAAAGGTTGATGCACTTGCAAGTGAAATTATGAGCCTTCTGCACGAGTATGCCAATGATGTTACTTCTGATATGAAGAAGGATATTGATAGTGTGGCCAGAGGAACAGTTAAAAGAATTAAGGAAAAAGCACCTGTCCGACATGATGGTAGAAAGAAAAAATATGAGCCAGGTTCTTACAGGGATAGCTGGAGAAGTACTATTGATGAAGAAAATTCGTACAGAAAAAGCCGGATAGTATATGCTGGAGGACATCAATATTCTCTTACACATCTTCTTGAAAATGGTCACAGGATAGTACGGCCGGATAAGACTGATACAGGTAGAAGAACAAAACCTATTGCACATATAAAGCCGGCAGAGGACTGGGCTGTTAATGAACTTGAAACAAGGACTATAAGACGTATAAAGGAGAACAGTAATTGAGTTTTAGTGAAGTTGAACAGATGATAGCTGAACTAGGTCTGCCTTATGCATACTGGTGCTTTGATGAAGATGAAGTACCAGCAGCACCATATATAATATTTTCCATGCCGGAGTCTGATAATATGGCAGCAGATGGTAGAGTTTACCAGAAGGTAAATAAGCTGTATATAGAACTGTATGTAAGTGAAAAGAGTTCACGTATAGAAGCACAGCTTGAAGAGCTCCTTGATGCACATGAACTTTTTTATAACAGACAGGAATATTACATAGAAAAAGATAAGATGTTTGAAGAATTATATTCATTGGAGGTGTAATGAATAATGGAGAAAGAAAATAAAGTTAAGTTTAACCTTAAGAATGTACATTATGCGAAGCTTAATATAGATTCAGAAGGAGCAGTGACATATGAGAAACCAGTACCGATTCCAGGAGGAGTAGAACTGTCATTGGATGCTAAGGGTGACACAGAAGAATTCTACGCTGATGGTATGGTATATTATACTTCTACGGCCAATAATGGTTATGAAGGTGATCTTGAAATTGCATTAGTTCCACAATCTTTTGAAACAGACATTCTCAAGAATGAGCTGGATGATAATAAGGTGTCTGTTGAAAACAGTAACACAGAATCAGCAGAATTTGCGTTATTATTTGAGTTTGATGGAGATGCCAAAGCAGTAAGACATGTACTATACAGATGCAAAGCAAGTCGCCCATCCGTAGCATCTAAAACAATCGAAGATAAGAAAGAGGTACAGACAGAAAAGTTGTCTATTAAGGCTTCACCTCTTGCCAATGGCAATGTTAAGACTAAGACTACAGCTTCAACACCAGATGAAACATACAATAAATGGTATGAGGCTGTTTATATTCCAGTAAAGACAGGAGCGGCAGGTTGATATGTTACTAAAAGAGATTGATATTGATGGAAAAAAGGTTAAATTCAGAGCGTCTGCGACAGTCCCACGACTGTACAGGCGTTTTTTTATGAGAGATATTTTTAAGGATATGCAGAAGCTTGCTGCACAATCTGAAAAGGCGAAAAAAGATGGAACAGACTTTGAGATTGATGATCTTGAAATGTTTGAAAATGTTGCTTACATTATGGCCAAACACGCAGATCCGGATATACCTAATGATCCTGATGAATGGCTTGAGCAGTTTGATACATTTTCTATATATCAGGTGTTGCCGGAGATTTTAAAGCTGTGGCATCTTGATAACATTACAACAATAGAAAGTAAAAAAAAATTAGAGCAACTAGCAGGGAAATGACAACACCATTGTTTATGTACCGATGTCTGCAGATAGGGCTTTCTATTCAAGATTGTGATTATGTAACAATAGGGCTTGTGTATGATATGTATGCAGAAAAAATGAATGATGATTATGACTGGCCAGTTGTGGCACAGCAGGAAGACTTTGACCGCTTTTAATGTTTAGCATTAAGGCGGTCTTTTTGGAGTTGGCTTATGGCGAAAAGTAGAATAGCAGGAATTACTGTAGAAATTGGAGGAGATACAACTAAACTCCAAAGTGCATTAAAAGATACGAATTCGGCAATAAAGACAACCCAAAGTGAATTAAAAGATGTTAATAAGTTATTAAAGCTGGATCCTACTAATACTGAGCTGTTAAGCCAGAAGCAGAAACTATTAAAGACTGCTATAGAAGAAACGAGTAATAAGCTTACAGCTTTAAAAGAAGCTGAGAAGCAGGCGGCAACAGAGGTAGGACAGAAGGGCAAGATAAGCCAGGAACAATACCAGGCGCTCTGCAGGGAGATTGTTGCTACGGAGCAGGAACTTAAGAATCTTACTAAAGAAAGCATGTCTGCGAATGCAAAGCTTGCAAGTATAGCGGATGTTACTGGAAAGGTTGGCGAGGGAGCACAGAGCATTGGACGTAATATGTCTAAGGGAAGTGCTGCTATAGTTGGTCTGGGTGCGGCGGCAGTAAAAACTACTGCTGATTTTGAAAGTTCTATGAGCAATGTTGCAGCCATATCAGGTGCAACTGGTGAGGATTTAGAAGCGCTTAAGAGTAAAGCAAGAGAAATGGGGTCACAGACTAAGTTCTCAGCTACAGAAGCTGGTGATGCATTTGGCTATATGGCTATGGCAGGGTGGAAAACATCAGATATGATTGATGGTATATCTGGAATAATGAATCTTGCAGCGGCATCAGGGGAAGACCTGGCAACAACGTCAGATATAGTAACTGATGCACTTACAGCATTTGGATTAACAGCCTCCGATTCAGGACATTTCGCAGATGTTCTTGCAGCGGCATCTTCTAATGCAAATACTAATGTATCTATGATGGGTGAGACATTCAAATATGCAGCACCTATTGCAGGAGCATTAGGATTCAGTGTGGAAGATACAGCAGAAGCTATAGGACTTATGGCTAATAGTGGTATAAAGGCTTCACAGGCAGGTACTTCGCTTAGAAGAATTATGACAGCTCTGGCAGGTGAAGTTGCGTTTGAAGGAGAAACTCTTGGTGAAGTTACAATAGCAACAACTAACGCTGATGGATCCATGAGAAATTTATCTGATATATTGTCAGACTGTAGAGCAGCATTTAGTCAGCTTTCAGAATCAGAACAGTCAAGTGCTGCAGGTGCACTTGTTGGTACAGAGGCTATGACAGGATTCCTTGCACTTATGAATGCCGCACCATCAGATATTGATAAGCTTTCAAGTGCTATAGCAGATTGTGATGGAACTGCTGAAAATATGGCTGTAACAATGCAGGATAATCTTAATGGACAGATTACAACACTTAAAAGCCAGCTTCAGGAGCTTGCTATAAGTATGGGTGAACTTTTAATGCCAAGTATATTACAGATAGTACAAGGCATTATGAGTGTTGTATCACAGTTTAATGGAATGTCAGAAAGCTCTAAGCGGCTCATAGTTAATATAGCATTAGTAGTGGCGGCGATTGGACCGGCACTGATAATATTCGGTAAGATAGCAACTGGAATATCGTCAATTATAAGTCTTGTGTCTACCATTATTCCAATAATAACGACATTGATTGGAATAATAACAGGAACAAGCGGCGCTGTTGCTGGATTGTCAGGTGCACTGGCAGTACTTACAGGACCGATAGGACTTGTTATAGCTGCTGTTACGGCGGTAATAGCTATAATAACAGCTTTATATTTTAAGTGTGATGATTTCAGGAACTTTATTAATACGAAATTTACGGAATTAGCATCATATCTGAAAGCGTTTTTTAATGGAATGATAACGGCTATACAGTCATTCTGGGAGACAATAGAACCAGTGATTATGACGGCTTTAGAAATTATTAAAGGTGCTATTTCTGTATTCTGTGAATATATTAAGCTCGTTATATCATTGTGGATATCGACAATATCAGCAATTATAAAAGCTGCACTTGCAATTATTAAAAATGCAACTAGTTCAGTACTTGGCGCTATACAAGGTATTGTGGAAGGAATTATGCATACTATACAAGGAATTATAGACGTTGTTATGGGTGTGATTACTGGAGACTGGGACAGAGCATGGCATGGCTTGCTTGAAATAATTGGTGGCATAGTTGAAGGTATAGGAAGTGTTATTGGTAATATGGTTTCATTTCTTTACAATACATTCGGTGATCTGGTTGATATAGCTTTCTCATGGGGTTCTGATATGATAAGTGGTCTAATTGATGGTATCTGGTCTATGCTTGGTGCGGTTGGGAATGCAGCTAAATCAGTAGCAGAGAAGATAACAAGCTTCCTGCATTTCTCACGTCCGGATGAAGGACCTCTTAGGGATTATGAGGAATGGATGCCTGACTTTGTTGGCAGGATGGCAGAGCAGATTAACCAACAGAAGCATCTTATATCAGATGCAGCTATGGAACTGGCAACTAATCTTAATATAAGTGGAATGGTTGCTTCTGGTTCACAGGGCAGCCAGACAACAAGCAACAATACACAGATTAACTTTAACGGAAACTATAATTTTAAGGATAAGGCAGATGTTGATTACTTTATGAATCAGGCTGCATTGAAGTTGGTGACTGATAGATGATAGTGAATAAAAGTAATGCAAATATTGACTTACGAAAGAAATATAAAAATGTTACGTGGCTTAGCCAGACGGTTAAGCCACGTAATGTTGTAACTTATGTTGACTGGTTGGCAGAAAGCTTTCTTCCAGCAAAGTCAAAACCTAACAGGTACACGGATTTTGAGATATGTATAGAAATGCTTGTTAAAGGTAAAAGCAAGGAAGAGTGTGAGCTTACTATGAGTTCTATAATGAGTGATTTTGATTCTGGAGAGCTGCAGCTTGATAATATGAACTTTACATATGACTTTGACTTTAAGAGCGAAGATAGGGAACTTGTGAAGAGGTGGTTATATAGTTATAAGATTAATCTTAATGCGTATAGCAAGAAGGGAATATTACGTACTGTAGAATTTACCGGAAAAGAAAAAACAATTTTAATGGAAGGCACTTCAAAGTCGCCAGCGATTGTAACGATTACACCGGATATAGCATTAGTAAATCTTACTGTAACCGGTATAACTGATGAAGCTATAACTATTAAGGATATAGCCAGGAATGCAAAGGTTGTTATTGATGGCCAGAATTGTACGATTACGGAAAATGGCCAGAATATACTTGATAAGACTGATCTATGGGAGTTTCCAAGGTTAATGCCTGGGAAAAATATTATTACACTTGATAATTCGTGTAGTGTGAAGGTTGATTATAGGGCGTTTTACAGATGATTTTTGTCCGTATCTTAAATACATATTTTATATGATCATAAGGAAGTGTCTTTGTGATACGGACAGAAAATGATTTGAGTAAAAATGGAATACTGAAAAATGAAATATTAAGAAAAACAGGAGTGTGTAAGTGATGAATATAAAATTAAGAGAAGTAATTAATTATGCGGTTAAATTAAAGGCACTTTCATACAAGAAGCTGCCGGTTAAGGTAAGTTATGCGATAGCTGTTAACATGAAATTGCTTATTAGTAAAGCAGAGGACATCGATGAACAGCGCCAAAAAATCTTAACAGAAAAATGTGTAAAAGATGAGCATGGAAATCCTAAGTTAAAGGAAATGGTTGAAAAAGATGAAAATGGAGAGATTATAGAGAAAAAACAATCTGAAAAAAGATACAACTATGTATATAAAACTGATGAAGATATGAACAAGGCTTTTAAGTCTGTTGAAGAGCTTATGGACATAGAGGAAGATATAAAGATAATGAATATTAAGTTTTCTGAATTGGAAAAGTGTGATTCTGATAATTATGACAGGCTTACAGGAAACGATATAGAATCGTTATTGTTTATGCTTATTGATTAGAAAAGTAATGATGAGATGAGGAAAGGAGCGGTACATGTTAAGATATAAAGATAAAAGCGGCATAGTATCGCCGATTACAAAATATAAGGATTTATATATCGAAAAAGTGCTTGATTATGGTGATAAAACACTTAGTTTCGGCGCTGATCAAAGTGTTGTGAATAAGATTGAGCTTGAAGATTATATAATAACCAAGACTGATGAATATGTTATAAAACAGATAAATGACTCTGATAATAATTTCTATGACATAGTTGCGAAGCTTAATATTGATGCGCTAGAAGGTAATGCAATACAGAAATTTGAAACTGTAGAGCAGACAGCCCTAAATACTGTTAATCTTGCTTTAGCAGGAACCGGCTGGACTTGTGAATGTGATATTAAAAAGAAACGTACTGTAAGAATGACTAATAGTTCATCCTGGGACATTCTTAAAAAGATTGCAGACACATTCAGACTTGAGATGACTATAGATTCACTGAATAAGAAAATTATTTATAAGGAGAAAATAGGAGAAGATAAAGGCTGTTATTTTTCTGATCAGCTTAATCTTGTTTCATTAAGCAGTCAGTCAGATACTACGAATTTTTATACAAGAATTCTTCCAATAGGTAAAGATGGTCTTACTATAGAATCTGTGAATTATGGTAGTAAATTCCTAGAAAATCATACTTATAGTGCAAAGAATAAGACGTACATATGGAAAGATGAAAGATATACGATACCTGAATCTTTAAAAGAGGATGCGGCAGCTAAGCTTGAAGAGCTAGCTTGTCCTTATATATCTTATAGTTGTAAGCTGATTGACCTGGATAATTCTTGTGATGTTGGTGATGTTATTACGATTATTAATAAGCAGAAGCATACAAGAATAAAGCAGCGCATAGTTAAGCTGAAGCATTATCCAGATAATCCGGCAGATGATACCTGTGAGATATCTAACATGAAGCTTTCGTTTTCTTCATATGTGCAGAAATATAATAATACAACTGATACGGTTGATAATATTACAAATGACAATGGTACTGTTGATGGTGATTGTATTGATAATATTGATGCATCTAAAGTTCTTAATATTGATACAGTTATTGCAAATAATGCTGAGTTTGTAAATACAAAGACAAAGGTACTTGAAGTTGAACAGAGCATGATGGCCGCAGAAGCAAAGATAGGTACATTGGAAACAACAACTCTTAAAAGCGCTGAGGCAGAGATTACATATGCAACGATTGAGAGCCTTAAGTCGCTTAGCGGTGAATTTGCAGATTTAAAGGCAACTGACTTTGAAGCGATAAAAGCAAGTGTTAAGGACCTGAATGTTGATGTTGAAAAGGTGAATACTTTGTTGTTCGGTTCTGCCACCGGCACAACTATAACAACGGATTTTGCTAATTCGGTTGTATCTGTAATTGGTGATGCGCAGATAACAAGCGCTATGATAAAAGACCTGGCATTTGATAAGATAACTGGTATAGATATCAATACAACAGTAATGAACGTACATAGTGAAGATGGTAAGTCTACATGGAAGGATAATACCATCCAGATAAGTGACAAGGATAGGGTACGTATCCAGCTAGGTAAGGATGCAGCCGGTGATTATAATATATATATATGGGATAAAGACGGAAAATTGATGTTTGACCCGTTGTATGGCGTTCAAGAGGCTGGCATTAAGAAAGCAATTATCAGAAATGATATGGTATCTGATAATGCCGCCATATCTGGAAAGAAGCTGGATATAGATAGTGTATTTAGTGTTATGAACGCAGATAAGAGCAATACTTTTAATGCAAGTAAGATACATGTAGATACAACAGATCAGACATTGGAGAGTACATTTCAGACTATTAATAATTATGTTAGCGGTGGTTCTGATGCATGGGGTTCTACTATGCTGCAGGCTAAGACATTCATAGAGCATAAACTGTGGTGGACGGATATTGATGAGGAAGGCAATTCTGTAAAAAGCAAGTTTAATGATGTTAAGACAACATTAGACAGCTTTAAGATAGATATGTCGGACGTTACTAAGCAGCTTAATGGTACATTTGAGATATATGATATTACAGAGGTACCAACGCTGGACAATTATCCAGCAACTGAATTCTTTGTGAAAGTATATCCAGCAGAGGACTGGTACCCACTTGAAACAGATACATGGCAGTATACACAAGAAGAGTATGCTAAACACGCAGGAGCAGTTGCTTATATGAAAAGTTCTAATCGTGCCTGGAAGTTTCTTAAACAGTCGTCTGGGACATATGGATGGACGGAAATATCTGCAAGTGAGACAGCTTATATGCTTAACAAGCATGCAGCTTTTCAGGTTGCTATTGATGGGATAACAGCGGAAGTTAGCAGGGTTAAGGTTGATATCAGAGATAATTATTCAACGACAGAATCAGTTAAGTCATTGATTCAACAGAATACAGAATCATTAACATCTAGCATATCGAAGTCGTATGCTACAACTACGTTTGTAAATGATCAGGTTAGTGATACTAAAAAATATGCTGATACAGCAGCTGGAAATGCAAAGACCACAGCAGAAAAAACAGCAGCAGATTCACTTAACACTGCAGTTAAGAATGTAAAAGACTATGCAGACAGTGCGGCAAGTGTAGCGCAGGCAGCAGCAGAAGGTACAGCGGCAAGTGCATTATCAGATGCTTTAAAAAATTATACAGTAACAAAAGATATGAATTCTGCGATCAGTCAGACAGCAGACGGTATTAAGACGTATGTATCTTACAACTACAAAAGAACTGGTGGAGAATTTAATACTTACATAGTATCGGAAGTCCCTACTTTGAATAATTACCCAGCAACAGAATTCTTTGTGCCGGTGTATCCGGCAGAGGATTGGTACCCGCTTGAAACAGATACCTGGCAGTATACAGATGCAGGATATGTATTACATATTGGTGCTATTGCTTACAATCCGGATACTGGTAAAACGTGGAATTTTGTTAAAAAGGATACTGGGTGGACATGGGAAGAAATATCTTCAAGTGAGACAGCTTATATGCTTAACAGCTTTGCAAAGCATGATGTAGCTTTAAACAGTATAACAAACGAGCTTTCAAGTGTCAGAAAGGATATATCTGATAACTATTCTACAACAACAGAAATGGTTAACAGGATTGTTCAGGAGATTAAGGATGATAAATCAACAATAAGCTCTTCACTGCAGGCGACTTATGCAACACAGAAGTATGCTGATGATGCAGCCAATGCAGCAACATCTGGGGCTAATAATTATACTGATAATGCTCTTAAAACGTATTCGACAACGGCAGATATTATCCAGGCTATTTCACCTGGGGAAACAAGTATATCGGCGGCAGTAACTGCCAAGCTGGGGGATTATGCTACATCTGCAAGCTTGAAAGCATTAATAGAGAATAAGGATGGTCAGTTAAAGAGTGCCATAGAAGCTATTGCAGACACGATTAATATTACGGCCAAAGGTGGACTTAACCTCTCGGGGAATAGAATTGCTATAGATAGTGATAATTTTACACTTACGGAAGATGGCAGAATAACAAAGTGTAAAAATATCATTGTAGATGGTGGTACAGTTGGCGGCTGGAAAATAGGTGATAAGTCAATATATTCATCATACGATTATAATGATGTGACATATGATGTATCATTACACAAAGCAGAAAAGCCATCAACGCATATATTACAAGTTACTAAGGAAAAGAATAATTTGTTTGATTATACATTCTTTATAACAGCAGAAGGTAAAATGTGTTCGTATGGTCAATTGCAAGAGTCAGGTAATACATTTAATTCTGAAGCATGTCTTTTTGGTGGATATCTTAAGATGCTTGATACAACCAATAATACATATACTCTAATACATCCACACGGAATACATGCAAGAAATAAAGAAAATATAAATACACTTACATTGGTATCTAATAGTGATGATGGCAGTGGAGATGGACTTATTATAACTGGATCCGCTGGCACAGAAGTTTCAGTGCTTAGAGATAGTATAACATTATGGTATCAGCCAAATTCTCAAAAATACACAAAAATAGGCAAGGGATATGTTCGCATTTGTAATAATAATACTAATTATTATAAGGATTGTGCTCTATCTGTTATAGGAGGAATAAAGACAGATTCTTTTAAATTATATAATCAAAATATTGGTTGGTGTGGAGCAGCTTTAAATAGGACTTCAGATAACGATATTTCATTTGGCTGGGATGGCACATATCTTCGTATTTATATAGATAACACAATAATTGCTTCATATAAATATAGCCCTGGAAATAGTGAATGGGTCTAGATTTTGATTAAGAAAGGAAACAGACGATATGAATTTTATAGAATATGTAAAACAATTATGGAAAAACGGACCAGGCGGAGGCACACCATGGAGTGCAGCAAGGCTGAACCACATGGAGGATGGGATAAAGAACAATAACAGCATGATAAGTGAGCTAAACAACAATATAGCAACAATTATTCCTAGTACTTACGATGACGGAAGTATATTTCAAAAAGATTTTTTAAATGTAAATCTTTCAAATAAATACAATTCATTAAATTTGTCTTGCTACTTTAAAATTCCGTTAGGTACTTCATCTCAATATAAAAATCTACCATCTTCAGGTTGGACGAATACTGATGTTTACGGATTGAGAAAAGTGTTTTTCTTTGAAAAAAACATTGTTGGAGTTGAGGTAATTGAATTTTTTCCTGTTCCTGGGAAAAGATATTATAATATGTATATAGGTGCTAATTCAAAATATTGGACGGGGTGGAAAGCTTATTTACCTGTTTAATCAACTGTCACTGTAAATGTGAGATATGAAATAAAAAATCCCCTGCCCCAATTTCCGTGCATATTGAAAACGAGTTGATTAGTATTATTCTCATTAACACTTATAACTAATGTACACATTGTAGCACGTAAATTAGTAGAATAAACTTTGTTGCCCTGTGTTAAAGCATAGGCAATGCCAAAAGTTTCACTTTCCGAACCGCCAACAAGTGCATAAAAAATAAATTGATCTGATTTTTGCCGATTAACTCTTATTATTTGTTTGTTATTAAGGTTATCAAGACCATAACAATAAAAATTAGATATATTGTTGTTTAGCTAACTTATCCGGTGTTGTCGATATACATTAAAAAACACACTGGAGGCAGACATGGAAGAGCAGTTAAGACAGGAATTATTAAGAGCGGTAATGAGAGTTTTGGGAGAGGAAGCAAGTAACAGGTTGGATATGGTATTTTCAGTTATCTTACATAAGTATAATGTTGAGAATAAGC